ACGCTCGGCCTTGCCGCCATCATCGGGCCGCTCGCGCTCGTGCGCTTCGGCATGTCGATGCTGGGAAAGGAGGGCGGTCTTCTCGAAAGCGGGATTGGCCGCGGCGCCGGCGCGTTTCGGCGATTGTCGAGCGCCGCGTCGGGAGCTGCCGCAGCCACACGAACCGGCGCCACGCGCGCGCGCGCGGCGCTGTCGGCAACGTGGCAGGCGTCATCACCGAGCGCGGCCTCGGCGTCACTGCGCGGCTACGTGAGATCGCTCGGTCAGCGCGTGCCGGCCGCCTGCCAGGCAGCACGGGAGGCGGTCAAGAAATGGGGCGTGTCTGCCGCGACGGCGCTCAAGGATGGCATCGGCGCCGCGCGGCAGTACACCGTTCAGCTCTGGCGCGCGGTTGCCGCGCAGGTCGCCGCGACGCGTGCGGCCACGGCCTCGCGCTGGACGACGGCGCGGCAGTACGTCGCGCGTCGCGGTGCGTCCGGCGTGGCCGCCGATGCTGCCAAGCGCGGATTCAACCTCGTCAAGGGCGGCGCCGCAAGCGCCATCAGCGGCGTGGCGTCCGCGCTCGGCGGGCTCGGGCAGACGTTGATGTTCGTTGGCCGTCTCGCGTTGACGAATCCGATCGGCCTGGTGATCACCGGTATCGCGCTGGCGGCGCTGCTGATCGTCCGCTATTGGGAGCCGATCAAGGCGTTTTTCTCGGGATTCTGGCAGGGGCTGACGGAAGGGCTCAAGCCGCTTGCGCCGCTGTTCAGTCGCGTGTTCGGAATACTCGGTACCGTGTTCGAACCATTGAAGCCCGTGTTCGATTGGCTGGTGGATGCGATCAAAGGCGTGTGGGGATGGATTACTCGCCTGTTGGGCCCGGTCGATACGAGCAAGGAAAGCTTGGACGCCGCGACCAACGCCGGCAAGGGCTTCGGCGCGTGGCTCGCCAATATCATCGTGGTTGCGGCGGAGGCCGCCGGCCGCTTTGTAGAGTTCGGCGCGAACATCATGTCCGGGCTCGTCAACGGCATCAAAAACGGCCTCGGCTCGGTGAAGGAGGCGATTACGAACGTCGCCGATTCGACCGTCGCGTGGTTCAAGGAAAAGCTAGGCATTCACAGCCCGAGCCGCGTGTTCGGCGAGCTGGGCGGGTTCATCGGGCAGGGCGCGGCAGTCGGTATGGACGGCGAGCAGGGCCGCGTGGCGAAGGCGGCGGTAGGTCTCGCGACCGTGGCCGTAAGCGCGTTCAGCGGGCCGGCTACGGCGGCCGCCGTGCCGCTCGTGCGGTCTACCGTGCCGATCGACACGCGCCCGCCCATCACATCGGCGCCGGCGGCCGGAAGCGCGGCTGCGGCCGGTGTCGGCTCGATCACGATCAACATTTACCCGCCCCCCGGAGCGGATCCGGCGGCGATCGCGCAAGCCGTGCGCGCCGAGCTGGATCGGCGCGAGCGGTCCAAGCAAGCCCGCATCGGCGCGCGCCTGTCCGACTGAGCTGCGCAGGAGAAAACCCACATGATGATGTCCCTCGATCGCTTCGTGTTCAGCTTGCAGACTGCCCCGTATCGCGAGCTGCAGCGTCAGCGAAACTGGAAGCATCGCACCAGTTCGCGTGTGGGTGCGCGGGATGCGAGCCAGTTCACCGGCGCCGGCGACGACACGATCACCCTCAACGGCATGGTTGCGGCCGACAACGACATTGGCTCGGTCGCCTCGCTCGACGAGCTGGCGAAGATGGGCGACGTCGGCGATGCGTATGTGCTCGTCGACGGCGTCGGCACGGTCTACGGCGCGTACATCATCGAAAGCCTGAACGAGAGTTCGACGTATCACCGGCCCGATGGCACGGCGCGGAAGATCGAATTCAACCTGTCGTTGAAGCGCGTCGCGGATGAAACGATTGCGTCAGCGCAGGGCGATGGAAAGGAGGGCGCCGATTCGGCGAAACAGGTTTGGACCGAGCTGAAGGCAGCGACGAAGGTTGCGACGACGGTCGTCAATAACGTCAAGAATCTGTCGATCAATTCGGTGAAGGCCGCGGCGATCGACTACGTGGTCGGCATGGCGCCGCAAGCTGCGACAGCCGCGATCAAGGGGCTGTCGACGGCGAGCGGAATGAATCTCGACGCGGCGGTGAAGGCCGCCAAACAGATATCGTCGTTGAATGGCGACTCGATCAGCAGCGTCGTTACATACGTGCTCGAAAAAGCATCGGGGAAGGCATGAACGACGACGTCACGACGATCACGCGCAAGCAACCGCAGGCCGACTATCGCATCACGCTCGACGGCCGCGATATCTCGCGCATGTTCGCGCCGAACCTCATCAGCCTGACGCTATCCGAATCGAGGTCGGAACAGCCCGACGTGCTCGACATTGTGCTCGACGACTCGAAGGGGGCATTCGCAATCCCGAAGCGCGGCGCCGATATCAAGCTGTTGATCGGATGGGTCGGCGAGCCGCTCGCGAGCAAAGGCACGTTCACGGTCGACGAGGTCGAGCACAGCGGCGCGCCGGACGTGTTGACGATCCGTGCGAAGTCGGCCTCGATGACGAACACCATGCACCAGCGGCGGGAGAAAAGCTGGCACGGCGTGACGATCGCCGATATCGTGAAGACGATCGCCGGCCGCCACTCGCTGACGGCGAAGGTCGAGGCGACCATCGGCAAAATCAGGATCGCGCATATCGACCAAACGCACGAAAGCGACCTGTCGTTTCTCACGCGACTGGCGAAGCGATATGACTCCGTCATGAACGTCAAGGATCGGAATCTGCTGTTCATGCCGATCGGCTCGGGCAAGACGGTCAGCGGCAAGGCGCTCGCGGTGCTGAACCTGACGCGTCAATCCGGCGATCAGCATCGTTATCACGTCGCCGAGCGCGAGAGCTATCAGGCCGTGCGCGCGCACTACCATTCGAACGCGAAGGGCAAGCGCAAGTCCGTCATCGTCGGCGGCGACAACAACAAGAATGTGAAGGTATTGCCGGAGGACTATGCGACGGAAGCCGAAGCGCGCGCGGCCGCACAGGCTGAGCTGGCCCGCGTCAAGCGCAGCCAGGCGACCATGTCCTACACGCTCGCGCTCGGGCGCGCCGAGCTGTTTCCGGAAATGCCCGTGACTGTCGCGGGCTTCAAGCCGGATATCGATGAAACGCCGTGGCTCGTCAAACAGGTCACGCACACGATTACCGGTGACGCCGGTTTCACGTCGGCGCTCGAATTGGAAGTGCGCGATGACCCGACGACGGATCGGCATCGTTCGCATTTTCGGAAGCGCAGCTAAAGAGCGTTACGATATGGTCAGTGTTGATGAATCAGGGAGCGTTATGCGAGAACTGCAAGAATGGGTCGAAAATGCGGCTATTGAAAATCTGAAGGCGCATCATGCATGTGCCGATCTGGTCGCAAAAGACGCGGCAACCACGCTCACGGTTTTTTTGGCTGCCGCCGGTGGCGGGGTTGCCTACGCTGCGAAAGCATTGGAACAGCATAGCGTGACGTGGCTATCGGCTGGGGCCATTGCATTTACGCTGTGGTTTCTCGTGCTGAGCGTGTTACTGGTGTGGAAATGCTTGATGCTGCGACCACTGCCATCCATCTACAACGAGCCGAAAAATCTCTATCAACCGGATCATTCATTGGAAGCATTGCGTGCGGCCGAATTCAAGGGTATGCAGCGTCGGATCGATGAGGCGGCCGCGCGCAATGGCAATGTGGTGCGATGGCTGAACAGGTTGAGGCTTGTCGCCGCAACCTGCCCAGTCGCGTTTATCGTTGGGGCGGTTGCGGGTTGGGTGGCTGGGGGGTAGTCCTGTCGTTATAGTCCTCTCGGTTGGGGCCGCGATAGACTGGTTGCGGATCAGGAACGACTGGCGGATTATTCGAGGTGTTCATATTTTCGGTGTGTCAGGTGTAGGAACCGGTAAACATACCAGATGCGATTCACAACCCGCTTCGGCGGGTTTTTTTATTCGCGGGCGACAGTTAGGTGGAAAATGCTCGCCGCGAGGAACCATTGCAGCCATTGCACGACCACGGCACGGATAAGGCAAGCCACTATGGTATGCGCCGGGGGCGACGGAATGCATCAACTCCCTACGACCGTGAAAAAGCTGAATCCAAACCAAATTTGACAGTTTTGCGCCTCGTTCTGGTGTAGTTTCATTCGAGACCTAATACCCGGAGACTCCATGTTTGATCGGCTTGTTGCAAAAGGGGCGTTGACAACGACTGGCGGGCGCGTCGTAAGCGGCACCTCAACCCAGTACGACGAGCGCGGCCAGACACTAGCACGCGACGGCGATCGGGCCACCTGCGGCAACTGCAAGGGCGTATTCTCCATTCACGGCAGCGCCCTGGCGTGGCTCGATGACGGTAAACCTATGGTTAAGGACGGCGATTGGGTTATCTGCCCTTGTCGACAAAATCGCGTCATCGCCCCCGGATCGTCCACGTTCTACTACTCCGAAGGCGGCGCCAAGGCCGCCACTACAACGTCGCCGGCGAGCGTCAGTGATTCAGCACAGTCGTTCGATGAACAGGTCAGGGCCTCGGGCGTGGGTGCTTCGGCAGGGTATCCGTTCCACATCGAGATGCCGGACGGACAAACGATCTCCGGCCGGCTTGATGACACAGGCAACCTGCCTCGGATCTACACCGAATCTTCCGACAGCTACACCGTGCACTGGGGCGACGATGCCCTCGACAAACAAACCGAGGCCTGACACATGCCTAATCCCAAAACCGTCGTCCATACTAATTCAGTGAAAGGGTCTATCAAGGCCGTTAATCTCAATGCCGTTTCGTTCCAGCAGCTTTGGGATAGTTACCCATCCGGCGATCCTTACGACAATCCCACCTACAAGGATCAATGCGCGATCCGCATGAGCGTCACGTTTCATCGCGTCGGCATTGAAATGAAGTCATTTTCTGAAAAATTGGTTAAACCACTGGACCATCAACCCAGTATTGGGAGAATTATTCTTGACGGAAAGGCTACGGCCACCCGTGCCAACGAACTAGGCGAATGGTTGAAGCTGCAGCCATTCGCCGGTCTCAAGCAACCAGAAAACATCACCGGTTCTGATTGGGAATCTAAGGTCAAGGGCCGAACTGGCATCATCATGTTCGATCACTACTGGGCGCGAGACGGGGAAAGCGCCTCTGCCGCCAGCGGGGGGCACATTGACCTATGGAACGGCTCTCGCCTTACGATGAGTGGTTTCTTTGATGCATTCGCCACAATCAGCCGGAGGCTTGGCGGTCAATCATTCCTGCCAGGCACTCAGATAGGCTTCTCAGACCTGAGAAACTCAAAAACAATACTTTTCTGGGAAGTGCGATGAAAAGATTGTATGAAATTGTATTCGGATTTATATACGGAATATCAATATCTGTGGCATCTGTAGTTGCATTAGGATACTTTGATTGGTTTCGAGATCCGCGAAAAATCGCGCACGGTTGCAATGAGTTGGGGAAATGTCCGTTCCCGTGGTACGGATGGCCCATTATGTATGCATATATTCTCGGTCCCGCCACGCTTGCCGTTGTTGTAAATTGGCGCGCGATCGGGAAATGGAAGCTTTCGAAGTGGCTTCTTGTTAATGCGGTATTTGGCGTTTCATGCGTTATCGCTTATTTTGTCGGGACAGTATTATTTGAGAGATTGTAGGTTGACGCAGTCTTGGATAGACATCTACCAGGCCCGGGCTTGGCGCGTCAGGTAGGTATAGAAGCGTTCTGCGCGGTTGGCCTCGTCGAGCGCTGCCCCGGCCATGCTCGCAAGTGTGGCAGCGCAAGGGAACACGATCACGCCGGCTGTCGTATCCGACCAACCCAGGTCGGCCATCGAGAACGGCGAAAAGTAACCGCCATGTGGCAAGCTGATGCCGCGCGCCTCGAAATAGAGGCGCGTGCGAACATACGCGCAGAAATCGGCGTCGTGCCGTGGCTTTGCGCCGTCGTACTGCATGATCGCCGAGCGCTCGTCGAAGAACTCCCACACGCTGGCGTCGACGTCGGGCTGTCTCATATGACGAAATTATACTGTATAAAAACACAGTATCCGGAGGGCGCCGACAAGTGTCAACGATCGACGTCCCGTGCGGTGTAGGCTGGCGGGCCGATGCCGGTCCATAGCGGGCCGCTGCGCCACATGCGCGGCAGTTCGAGCGACAA